GTTCCCGATACGCCTCAACCAGCTTATCCAGCGTCGCCCTGTTCAACCCGCTTGGGTTCGGCAGCACCCACACCTGCGTCACGCCAATCATAATGCTCTGCTTACCCCACTTAGCCCCGCGCTGGCTAAATGCCTGCTCGTAGGCCTGCTTGCCGAGAATCGCCAGCGCGGCAGGCTGGTAGTCTTCAATCTTCTTCACCAGCTCCCGCCCGCCGCTGCGCAGCTCATGCAGGTTGACCTCACTCGCCTGTACCGTAGGCCGCTCGACCAGCATGGTGATCCCGCAGCGCGTGTCCAGCAGATGCTGCTCCTCTTCGGGCTTGAGTAACCTGTCGGTAAACCCGGCCTGGTAGATCACCTTCCAGAAGCGATTCCCCGGATGGGCGAAGTGAAAACCGGTGTGCGCCGAGGACTTACCCGGGTTGATTCCACAGAATACCACCCGCAGGCCCGGGGCCAGAATATCGTTGATCATCTCTACTCCCGCTTGATACATCGTCAGGGAAGTATAAAGGATTGATTATGCGTTGTTTATAAAAACAGCAGGCAGGTGTGAATGGCTGGATTGCTGCGGGGAGTTACTTTATAATTGACCACCATGGCCCCTTAGCTCAGTGGTTAGAGCAGGCGACTCATAATCGCTTGGTCGCTGGTTCAAGTCCAGCAGGGGCCACCAAATTTTAGACTTAAATACATACACTTAGGCCACTCTCGCGAGTGGCCTTTTTGTTTATTCAAACTCCATTGGCAGCAAAATGGCAGCGGGAGTTTCATTAAAAAACCCGCCAGCGGCGGGTTAGTACGACAGTTGTTGCTGCAAACCCTTCGGATGCGGAGGTGCAGAACTGATTTTTTGAGGACGACAAACAGACCTGACGAACGTTTCATGAGTAACAAAAGTGTGCCCGCATTCAATATTTGTGCACTGGTTATAACGCTCTTTGGTTTGGCGGGAAACTTCAAAGCTGCTGCGTGTATGTGCGGCCTGGCCACACAACGGACAATTCATCATTTTAGTCTTATCCCCACTTTTGCTGGAATCGCAATAATGATACAACATAATTCCATTTTGTGAAGTAATCATTCCATTTCTAAATCATCAATTCTCACCTCAAGCTCCAGAGTGGTCGTGAAACCGCTATCTGCACTGACACTATGCGTCAGCGTGGTAATGGTCCATTCGGCATCATCAATGGGCTGTTTAAACCCGCTCACCTTCACCGGCATTTCGGTATACAGATCAGCCCTTCCCTCTGCGAGCTGCAGGGAGAATGTTGCAACCCCGCGCTGCAGACGTTCCCACTGCATCTTTGCCGCTCGCTCTGCATTGCTGCGGTTTGCATAAGTTCTGTTGAGTACCAGCACGTTTTCATCCGTCCCAACCAGGTAATCTCCCTGTTTTGCTTCCGGCTCCTTTGCCGTGGCGGTTTTCTTTCGACGGCGCTTAACCTTTGCTGCCTCTTTTTTCTTTGGCTCACGGGTATGGAGCCAGCTGGCAATTACCCCCGTATAGGCATCGCGATCGGCCAGGGTAAAACGATGACCGTCACCGGCCTGGCGGGTTATGGTGATAACCGGCAGCGGCTTACCGCTTGCCGTTCTGCCCTGTCCCTGGCGGAGAAATAAAAGATTGCCATCCTTAACTGAGGCTATCGCCCCATACTGCCGCGCCAGCTTCATCAAAAAACTGGCGTCGCTTTCATTAGTCTGGTCAAGATGATCGACAGGCTTGTCCAACAGGTTCTGCCCCAGCGCCATCTTTAATTTATGCCTGGCAGCTATTTCCTTCACCACTTCACCCACCGTTGTCTGGTGCCAGGATTTTTCACGCCGCGTGTTCAGGGTTTCACGGAAATCTGCGCTACGTGCGCGAATTGTTAGACGGTCAGGCGCGCCGCTGTGCTCAATCTCATCGACAATAAAGCCCCCTTTCGGGAAAAGCGGCTGGCCTTTCCACCCCAGCGCAAACTGAATAATGGCCCCACGACGCGGCAGAACGATTTGCCCGTCCGAGTCGTCCAGCTCCAGATCAAGCTGGTCAGCTTCAAAGCCTCTGTTATCCGTAAGCGTCAGACTCATCAGGCGCGAATCCAGTACGGTTGTGACATCCTTTCCTTCAATAATGATGCTGAAACCCGGCGTTTTACTGTTCAGGTTCGTGAGATCAGAGGTGAAATTCACTGCAGTAACCCTCCCACTGTATTTTTAATATTCCCTATCGCAGAGGTGGCGGTGTCCTGCAAATTGCTAAGCTGATCGCTGAGGCTGCCGAACATATCAGACAGCGACTCATCCACCCGTTTCAGCGTCAGCGTGAATTCAATACGCCGCGGCATACCGCTTTCAAAAAATTCAGTTTTGGTCTGACTTAGACTCTCGATCACAAACATGCCGTAAATCGTCCCGCTCCCCTCAATCAAAGGCCACGATTTACCCAGCTCCGCCATCTGCTCAAGGGCCAGCAATGACAGCCTGCCGCCGGTGATTTCCGGTAGCAGGACGCCGGACAGCGTCAACGAATCGTTATCCGGCCCAAGAAACTGAGTAGATGGGCGCCGGTTTACCCGGCTGTTAGTGGCATGCCGCCAGCTGCGCTGATACTGCAGCTCCTGATAGGGCACGGTGCGCAGCATGAATACGTACAACCCCAGCACCATCATCATGATTCATACCCCCCTCGATCACTGAAATTACTTCGCGCTTTTGCCCTGGCCCTGCGCTCACGCTCATCAAGCTGCCTCGCCACTTCGCGGGCAATATCCTGTGCGCTCTGCCCCGGCTGAGCGGTGATATGAATAGGCGCGTTAATTTCATAACGAATTGCCTGCGGCGCACTGGCGGATTTTGCTGACTGGCTTTGTTTGTACTCTTTAGCTGGCAGGCTATATGGATGCATCGGCGAGGCTTCAGCAGGAGCCGCTGCCACCCCCATGACGCCCGCAACAACGGAAGCCAGCGCAGCAGTCCGGCGCCTGCTGGTAACATTAGCCGGACCGTTCACAATCTCCGGGCCACTCTCCCCGACTATGCCAAACTGACCACGCGGAATAACGCCACCGCTGTCATACAGCCCTGCAAACGGAACAGAAGCAGCTGCGGCACCACCAACAACCTGAACCTGAGCATTACCCAGCGCTTTATTTTTCCCTGTCATCCAGTCAGGCAGATAATCGGTAACGGAAACCAGTTTGCTCTTGAGCATTTCCCACTTCGCATTGATACCATTGAGAATGTTGTCAATGATGGCGCTGCCCATATCCTGGAATTTAGCTGGTAGCGCACCGACATCTGAAAGAATGGCGTTCCACTTGTCACTGATCGTCTGCCTGACACTGGCCCACGCCTCAGACGCACCGGCCTTAATAGCTTCCCAATTTTTGGCTATAAGGCCCGGTAAGGTGTAATTGAAAAACAGAGATTTAATAGCTTCCCAGGCATTACTGACGGCCTGTTTAATCCACTCCCACGCCGCGGTGGTGGCCGCGCAAACCGCATCCCAAACAGCTTTAAACTTTGGCCCAAGCGTGTCCCAGTTTTGCCAGATATAAAGCGCACCCGCGGCTATCAGACCAATAACGGCCAGAATGGGGTTAGCAAACATCAGGCGCCCCAGCCACAATATCCCGCTACCTACCCCCCTGAGGGCTTTAGTGATAAGCCCAAATGCACCACCACCTTTGATACCAAGAATAGAAAACTGCAGGCGCATCAGCGCCAGTGGGCCAAGCACAGCTGATACTGCCAGCATGACCGTACCCAGAACCCCTGTAATCGCCGCCAGTGCCGCCATTACTTTCAGCAATGAGCCAGCCAGCTTCGGGTTTTCCTCCACCCAGCGACGCAGCTCTCCCGTGACCTTTTTCACGTAACTCATGATATCCATCAGCGGCTGGCGCAGGGTTTCTCCCAGGCTACTGAACGCGTTCTGCGCGCCCGTCTTTACCAGCAACCACTGCGCGGAAAGTGAATCCTTATTGATATCGGATTCTTTCTGCATGGAGCCGTTAGCCTCAGTGCCTGAGGTGAGTTTTAGCTGTCGCTGCAGCTCCGGCAGATTGTTTGCAAGCTTCGCCGCATCATCGCCAAACTCCTTGCCAAATATCATCGTCATGGCGGACAG